AGAGGCTTCGAAATTGCGCGCCCGCGCAACATCGAGAGCGAGCTGCTTATTGACATTTTCTGGCGTCTTCGACAAGTCTGGCATTCTGTGCTCCTATGCTACTAGTAAGCTCCTGCAGGTGGAGGCGGCGCGAGCGCATTAAGTCCCGCCGCGGTGGAGGCCGAGGGACTTCCTTGGCCCGGTGGCCCGCCTAAGAGGGCGGGATTGCGCAGCGGAACGACATTTCCAGCCGCCGCCTGTTGCTGCGCCATCTCGTCTGGCACAACCTGGACTTTCATTTGGTTGATATTCTTGAGGCCCGACAACTGTGCCATCCAGGCGAAGATTTTCCCGAAGTCATAAGTCTGACCTATCTGTGGCGGCATACGAGTTGCGCCAATTAGTATCTCCTTCCACATATTTGCCTGGGCAATGCGGTCCACTGGCAGCGTACCGTCGACGGGAATAAAGCTATAGAAGCCGGCGATCGACTCCGGCGTCACGTCCATGAAGGCGGGACCGGAGGTCTGTGCTGCGTCGCCAACAATTCGTAGCTTGCCCTCAACATCATAGAATTGCTGGGAACTCTGAACCAGCTTCTGCGCATGGGAGGCCATGCCACTGTGGCTCATATACTCGGTGATAGTTTTCTGGCGATTGACGCCGAAGCTGGTGGAGGTTCTCACTTCGGTAGCAGTCTTTCTTCCCTGCTGCGCCAGCACGCCCATGATCTGGTCGTTAATGCCAAGCGTCCTCTCTCCCATCCCGAGCATATGCTGGAGGTCGTTCATATAGCCTTGCGTAGCGTCCTTCACCGGGATTTGGTGGAACATCTTCGCAATGTCGGTGCCATGCGCCTCGGGTCGCAGGCGCCAGACGAAACCCGGCTGCCCACTATTCGCGACATCTTTCACAACCAACTTAGAGGGATCGACGATGAACTGATTGTTCATAGATGCGCGCACGTTGAAGAAGTGCGTGTTGATGAGCCAGTCCATGGTGTTTTGGATTGGCTCCATAATCTCGGGGATGCCTCTGTTATAGATGCCGTAGCCTTCGACTTCGGGTTCCAGCACGTCGATCGGAAACTTCCCGTGGATGTAGCCGAGCGGCGAAGCACCCACAACTAAGCCCAAGTCTTCGGTGATGGTGAGGCACCACTTTTGGGGGAACATCGAGGGGCCAAGTCCCCACTCTTTCGGGATAAGCATAATATAGAATTCGAGAAATGTCATGCCCGCAGGATGTTGATCGTCGCGCCCTTCGCGCTTGTCGTTCATGGTGTCTTTGGAGAAGTCGGGCCGCGCCAACACAGAGCTACCGGCGGTCGCACCCTTGTCGGGACTGACGTGCTCTTTCAACTTGTCGACATTGGTGAAATAGCCTTCATCGCGGCGCGCCAGGATCGAAGCCCATCCCATGCGCTTACGCACTATCATGAACTCGCCGTCCTGGGCGCGAGTTGCGGGGACGCGGGGGTCGTGCCAGTAGTCGTATGGCGAGATGTTGTAAGAGCGGTTCCCGCGATAGCCTTCGACTTCATGCGTGGCTTGGTACATCTGTGGGCCGCGACCATCGCCGAGATCGAACTCCGCAATCTCGCCGTAGTGGATTGTCTCGACGCACCAATAGTGGCCCAGCACGCCCAGTCCATATTTGCCAGCATCGTAGAGCCAGATGTAATAGGGTGCCATCATTTCGCCGACTTCAACTTGATAGGCGATCAACGCTTCGAGTGCTTGGACGGCCATTTCGCCTTCGCCGTGGCGACCGGCGAATTGGTGGACTGGCGTGCGGGCGAAGAACACCGAGGTCCAATAGGTATGCGCACTCATGAGGAGAGCGTAAGTGTACGGAAGCATAATAGTGGTGTATTTCGGATCGCCACTATCGCGCTTGTTGCGACGTACCATGTCCGCTTCCGTCTCCGGAATGTAGGCCATGATCGACTCCTCGGCGCGCCGCCACGCCTCATGGCGAGTCGATTGTCCCGAGTCGGCGAGCGTAAAGCGCGAGGTGAGGCGCGCCACCAAGTCTTCATGGAGCTTGGAATCCTCAGCGATCTTGAGAGTTCGCGACGGAGCCATCAACCCCTACCTTCCCTGTAGCATGAAGCCGAAGCTGTGCCATCCCAAGAGGAACAGTAAGAGGAACAGAAGGATGCCGCCGGCGCGAGGACCCCACGCGGGGCCGACGCTCCAGTGCTCGCTCACCCAGGAGACGAGCCACAGCAGCATGAGAATCCAAAACGCGAGTCCTAGAGACATTGCAACTCTCCTCTGTGCAGCTAGGGACAGATACGTCGAAAGGGAAATTCCTCTATCTCATCATCACGAAGAACACCACGTCCCCGCTCAAGTGCGGGCGTTATGAGGTCGGAGAGCGCCATCGCGGAGGCATCGAGGTCGTCATCGTAGTCCTCATAAGTTTCGCTATAGCGTTGGAATTGGTCGGCGAATACCGAGTCCTCGGGACCGATGTTGAGTAGGCCCGCGGCGCCAACTCCAGAGAAAGTCGACACGATGCGAGTAGTTTTTGCGCGCTTATCCACGAAGGGGATGATGACGTAGTAGAGGCCGCGGCGCTTCATCTCCTGTTCGAGCATCCATTTGAGAGTGCGCTGGTACGCCACCGACTCGACAATCGCCCTCGCGATCCTGTACTGATAGGCGAGACGAAAGAAGGTGTTGATACTCCAGTTTGGATCGTGGCCTCGACTGCGAACACCCTCCATAAGGAAGTATTCACCACCCTCTCGCCCCCAGACATACTGCGCCTCGTAGTCTTGATTTGCAGAGCCTGTAGCTATTTGCCTCTCAGACGGAGGCGGAATCGGATCAATTCCCAGCACACAAAATGGTGCGGTTGGCTTCGACATGGTGATCTTGAGCCACTCTGGGCGGAACGTCTGCGTCTCGGAGGATGTGAGGCGTACTTCCTTCTCGCGCGAAAACAACGAGAGCTTGTTGCGCGCCATCGCCGAGAGCTTTTCCGCACGGAGGGTATCCGTTGTATACAGCTCGGGCCAAGCACTTATCTGCTTCGATACAGGCGAAGTCCAAGTCTCTTTCGTCCAGCACGGTATCTCTATGGTTTGGAATTCGGGGTCCTTCTTCGCCTTCTGCGACAAGTCCTCTCGATGTTGTGGTGTGTTCATTAGCACCATCTTCGCATTGGGTTCCTCGATAGCCGAGATGAGCGAGTTCTTTACCGCACTCATAACGAGGTCGCCGAGCTTATCCCTCTGTTCGGTCGTGGCAGAGTTCTCGTCTTGCAAGATGTCGTCGCAAACAATCAAGTCGGGACGGTAGTCGTCGAAATTGATACCACGAATGTTAGTGGAAGTTATGCCGACACCGAGCACCCAGATCGGATGCGAGAGTAGCTTGTGAGTTATCTCGATTTCGTTGTCAGCCCACTTCGCGCCCTTTTCGAGTCCGAAGGTGCCGGCCCACAGCTTGTTGAACTCCACACTACGCTTGAGCCATCGAATGCTTCGAAGCGCCGCATCTTCGCTACTCCCGATGTAGAGTATCGTTCGAGATACTCCGTAAGCGATTCGCTTAGATGTGAACGCGCGCGCTCGAGTTGTCTTTGCAGCGCCGCGGAATGCGAGGATGTTCGCAAATCTCGCTGTGGGATTGTCAAAGACATTCCAAATCTCCCGATCAAAGTCCGGCGACCGTTGCCGAAAGGTTTTCGGAAAGAACGTTCGACAATACAAGTCGTTATTGACGGCTGCGAGCTTCACCAGCTCGCCCGGAGAGATAGACGGAGGAAGCGTGCCCTGCTCTACTTCCACCGGATCACCCCAAGGTCGCCGCGGCGGGCTGTGGCGAGGAACTCGTCGATAGAGGCGTGGAAGCGAACCGGCTCGGGGAACGGTGTGTGCGGATCATAGACCTTGCAGATTTCCAAGAGCGCGACATCGCGATAGATCGTCTCGAGAACTGGTTGGTACAACTCCCGGAGTTGCCACCACGCCTCCGGCATATGCTGCACTTTGATCTCTACTACGATAACCAGTGGATCAGAAACAGGACGGCCCAGAATCCCATCAGGCACGCAGAGGCGAGCGCCGCTATCGTCGCGAAATAGAACATTTGGCGCGGGGTGATACGCCGCCCCGAAGCGCGAGCAGAGCGCGGCTTGCACCTTCGCCTCGAAAGAAAGCCCGGCTTTCTGCGCGGCGGAATTTGCTCGCGCCGGTGAATACGCTTCGCTTCCTCGTCCTTTCCCTCCCCGAGTGGCACGATACTCTAGCTCCTGGACTTGCACACTAGTCACTCCGCCCAAGACCGGGCGGAAGTTTGGCGGAGGCGGAACCCGCACGGCGACGCCTGCAACGTCGCCGTTAATCGTTGGAAGGTGTGGGAGCACTACTCATCGCCTCCTGTTCGATTGTGACGAACTCCGCCTCCTGCACTTGCTCGGGCGCTACCGTCTCCGCGGCTGGGAGCGCCTTCGCACTGTTTGCTTGGACCTGCCTGAGCGCCATGCGCGCCACTTCGAGGTCGGCAGAGGAAACTGGAAGCACGACATTGGTGGTGGTGCCCACATTCACTGTTACGCCTGCGGCTGGCTTCGTGCCGTAGCCGAGGCGAGAGAGCGCACCCTCTGTCACGGTGTTGAGGTCCGCCAGTGGGATTTTGTCGCGGCGCTTCTCTAGAGAGTCGAGAATTGCGTCCAGCCCGGCGTTGGCAACGCGAGTTGTTTTCTGGATCAACCCTATGTCGTGCATGTTCTGGAACTCGGCCTTCCTTTGCGCAAGGGCCGCCTTGAACATATCCGAATTGATGATGATCGAGAGCGTGGTCTGCGTGCGACCGATGTACTGGGCGCACTCTCGGAGTGGACGTCCGGGGTTGGCGACCATCCAGTCGATGATGGCGCTGTAGTACCACAACATTCGTTTGCGCTGAACACTTCGGGCCACGACACTCTCCTATTGTTTGCAGTATAACTGCGAGTGGGGAGTCGGGCGCGGCGATAGCGCGATAGCGCGCCCTTTGCTTGATCCGCGAAGCGGATCTTAGGGCGGTGTTCCTCCTCTCCATCATATCTCGCGGGAGTGGTCTAAAAAAGAGGCCCGAACCCCCCAGGGGGTGGGAGGGGTATGGGGGTCGCCTGCTCGGGAGTAGGCGCAGCCGCCGCTGCGACAGAGTGACGCAGGCTCTTGAATAGAACAGGGGCGCAACGCGCGCCCCTGGTAACTGTCGAGTTGGTAGTGGTGGGCACTAGCCCAGCAGGTCGTCCACGGTCTTGCCAGCCTTGCCCACGCGGGTCGCATATTCGCGAGCCACGTCGGGGACTTGCCGCGCGGCGCGAACATATTGCGGCTCGTTTTCCAGGCGGTCCCGAATCTTTTGGTAATCGGGAGTCTTGCCTGCGGCTTCCGCAACGGTGATGATGGCGGCGGCAAGGGCGTCCTTGTCGATCCGCGAGCCTGCCACTCCCGCGCCGCGCTCGGCCCACTGCGGGTCGTTCGCATCGCTCGCCTTGGCGATAAACTCGCGAATCGCCTGCGCCGCATCATCGGGAGTTCCCGGCTCGTCCTTATCGTTGAGTACCGTGTTGGCAACATTGCCGACTTTCGTGTGGAACCCCATGATGGCGGCCATGGTAACGATTTTGCCAGCGGGGCCGCATTGCAGGTCGAAGTCCACGTTGCCGCCGGGAGCGAGCAGAATGTAACGCGCGCCTGTGGCTTCCTCAATGCGCTCGCACTCTCCGCCCTGCGGGTCGATATAGAGTCGCTTGCTGACCTGCTTGCGAGTCGGGGTCGCATCGGGAGTCCCGCCATTGCCCTCATCGGCCATGCTGCGAGTCGCCTGTGATTTGGTGGTCATAGTCTAGTGCTCCTAAAGCGGCGGTATTGCCGCCCGCCCAATATGGGGTCGCACACTTTGAATTGCCAATCACGAATTGTTACAAGGGGGCGCTCGGCTGGACTCCT